CCCTCAACGTCTCCATAGAACCTCTGCAGGCTCGAGCGCATCTACCGTAACGGCAGCCGATAAAGGTACTCGTTGGTATAATTGTTTTGACTCAAATCAAATCCCATCAGCCGCTACCATTTTAGGAGTAGAACTAGTAGCAGGTATAGATTTTGATGGGAGTGGAGATTCTAGTTTTGGAACTTTTGGTAGTACAGGAGCTACAGAAAGTATAACCTTTAAAGCATTTTTATATAACGGAACTTCTTACTCATCGGCTTTAACTTATGATGGTAATACACGTACAGGTATAACCTATTCTGATAGTGATACGGCAGCTACATTTTTAGGAGCTAATAGAAGATATTTAGGCCTTAGTACTTTAGGTACTTTATTTGGGGGTCCAACTGATTTATCTGGGTTATCTTGGAATACTGCAAACCAAGCAGATTTTGGTTTTGCTCTTATATCTACTGCTGTAGTAAATACACCTGTGGCAGGTATTATTAGGGGTATAGGTTTAAAAGTATACTATTCTGAATCAGACCCCGTCAAGCTACTTAATCTCCCCGGTACTTCAATAGTAAGAGTAGATAACGTCCCAGGTAATACTATAGCTAAATGGGGGGCAATTAATTTTACAGCTGAGACCCCTCCTGCTGTAATAGGATATGAATCTCTTTTATATAGTTATGAAAACCAAACAGCACAAGAAAGTGGTACACAAAATTGGTCAGTAAGTACCCCTATGAGTACATCCCCTGCATGGGCTAATGGTACTACAGCAGTTAATGGTACTTATTGGGGGTTAACTTCTAACAAAAAAGTTAAAGGCTGGAACTTAGGCCAAGATGGTACTACATCAGGTGGTACAGGCCCCACAGGTGGAGCCACCCTACCAGATGGAACCCCCTCAACTTCTACAGGTGAAGACAAGTATATGTATACTGAAGGTACAGGTACACTGGACAGCACCTCTGTGTATTTATATTGTTTTGTTTGTCGAACAGGAGGATATAACTTTAGTACTCTAATGAATAATACTTCTAATAATTTAGACATAGAATTTTTTGTTCATGGGTTTGATAATAATACAAATCCAAGTCAAATGCATGATTTATTTATTTATATAGATACGGCTACTACCTCTAATGATACTAATGCTACTTTACTTGAGTCTATAACATCATTTACCCAAAGTACAAATAGTAGTAATTACACTAAAGTAACAGTTAGTTTAAATTCTTACAGAACAGTAAATAGTGATCATTATATATATTTTGTAGCACAAAATGGAACCACTTTTAGATCAGATTTAGCAGTTGATTTAGTTCAAATTAAAGAAACATCATGATAAGAGTAAAATATATATGTGAAGAAAATGGGTTTAATATGTACTACTCAGAAAGTGGAGATTTTTTCAAAACCTATTTTAGTCAATCTATTGATCCCAAAGATCCTGAAATAGGTAATTATAGTTACGGAGATTATCTTTATACGGGTTCACGAGAATGGTATGTTGCTGATGAGTAAACTTGGTTTTTTAAATTAAAATTGTTATATTAAATGCTATGTCTATTGCTATATCTATAAATTTACCAGCATTAGGGGATACAATTTCTGCAATCCCTACTATAAACAAACTTTCTAAGGCCCATAATACTAAAATTACAGTATTTAGTAGCCATCCTTATTTATTTAAAAACCATCCAAGTGTAAAAGAAAGTTTTATGTATAATTCTTCTAAAGAGGGATATAAAGTATATAATGTACCTTTTATTAAAGAAGAAACTATAAATAACCAAAAATTAGCATTTAAACATTCCCATATAGATATTAGACAATTCCACGCTCTTTCTTTAGGGTTTTCTTTATTACCTGAAGAAATGGAAACTGATCTTTACATTGAAGAAGAATGGGAAATTGGATTTAAAGATTATGTAGTAATCCATCCTACTAATACTTGGGAATCTAGAACTTGGGATGATAAAAAATGGCAAGATTTAGTTTATAAATTAAACAATAAAAATATCCCCGTAGTAGCAATTGGGAAAAGGTCAACAGAGCAAGGTAATAGAGAGATATATGATAAAACTGTAATGGATATAGATATCCCTTATGGTATTAATTTAATGGACAGCCCAGAAAGTACTATAGGGAAAATTAGAGGTTTACTTAAATATGCTAAGGCCTTAATTACTATGGACTCAGGAATATTACATGTAGGAGGTACTACGGATGTTCATATAATACAGTTAGGATCTTCTATAAACCCCAAATTTAGATCTCCTTATAGAAAGGGAACACAAACCTATAAATATAATTATGTAGGAGGTAAATGTGATTTATTTTGCGCTTCTAATTTAAAATATAATTTAAAAGAATGGAACACTATTCAAGCTATACCCCCTTTAGCTAAATGCCTTGAAAAAAAGCCTACATTTGAATGCCATTCTAATCCTCAAGATGTAATCGATACAGTAGCTTTACTGTCTCCTAAACCAAAATTACTTATAATAGCTACCCACTTATCTACAGGAGGTAGCCCCCAGTATATTTTGGATTATTTAACTCATCACTATCATAATTACTCTGAAGTAAAATTAGTAGAATTTAGTAATTTTTCTAGTGATTTTACTATACAAAAAAATAAATTAATAAGTTTTTTAGGTAAAAACAATATTATTACTTTAGGAGAATTTGGGGTAAACGATACTACTTTTAATACAGATAAAGAAAAACTTTTACCTCTATTAGAAGAATTTACCCCAGATATAGTTTGGATGAATGAATTTCCTGAAGCTTATGAATATAAAAAACCTCCTAAAAAAGTAATGGATGTTTTATATTCTAAAGATAGAAATTATAAAATAATAGAAACTACTCACTATAATTCTTTTGACTTTTCTACTAAAAAATATATTCCTGATGAGTTTATGTTTTGCTCTCCTAAACATATAAAGGAATCAGAACATATAAAAATCCCTAAAAAAGTATGGGAAGTACCTATTAATAAAAAATTACGTCCTAATAGAGAGCAAACTTTAAAAAAATTAGGTTTGGATCCTACTAAATATCATGTGTTAAATGTAGGATTAATCCATTCTAATAAAAATCAAAAAGCTATATTTGAAGTTGCAGAACAAACTTCTAAATATCCTATACAATATCATTTTATAGGTAACCATTGTTTTTTAGATAATAGCGGAATTACAGAAATTCAAAAATCTTTACCTAATTGTAAATTATGGGGTGAAAGAAATGATGTAGATGAATTTATGTCATGTATGGATTTATACTTTTTTCCTTCTAAAAAAGAATTAAACCCCTTAACAATTAAAGAAGCTTTATCTTGGGATATGGAAGTTGTAGCTAATTATGATCCTAATTACACGGATCAATATAAACATCTCCCTAATTTTAATTTGCTCCAAAACATTAATATAATTAATTATTTAATAAATAAAGTAACTGATTTTTCATTACCTGAAATGTCTAAAAATAAAATTAATATTTCTTTTAATAAAGGTGTTAAAGTTAACATAAAAGGTTCAGTAAATAAAGAATATTTAGTTAAATTTGTAGATCAAGATACAAATGCTTTAATATATAGTACTACTATTACAAATGGGATGTGGTGTTCCCCATCTCCTCAATATTATATTAATTGGAAAATTGAAATTTGGGAAAATAACATTAAAATACACGAAGAAATTTTTAATCTTAAAAATAAAAAAGTATTAATATGTTTTGATAGCAAAGCGGTTGGAGATACTATAGCTTGGCTCCCTTATTTAAAAGAGTTTCAATCCACACATAATTGTAAGGTAGTATGTTCCTCATTTCACAATGAATGGTTTGCTTCTGAATACCCCGAATTAGAATTTTCCCCCATAGGATCAACTCCAGAAAATATATATGCAACTTATGCAATTGGGTGGTTTTTAGATACATCAAAAAACCCAAATAATACTTTAACTATACCCCTCCAACAAACTGCTTCAGATATTTTAGGTTTACCTTTTAAAGAACTTAAACCTAAAATAAATTTACCTACTACAGATTCTCCTAATATAAAAGGAAAGTATGTAACTTTATCGCTTCAATCAACAGCACAAGCTAAATATTGGAATTATAAAGGAGGATGGGAACAAGTTATAAAATTTCTTAATAAAAAAGGATATGAGGTAATTTGCATAGACAAATATTCCAATTTTGGGGCTGGGAAATGTATGAACCAAATTCCACCCAATGCACTAAATAAAACTGGATGTTCATTCCCAGAAGCAATGGCTCTAATCAAAGGTGCCCAATTCCATTTAGGCATCAGTTCGGGATTATCATGGCTATCATGGGCCCTTAACACTCATGTAGTAATGGTATCATCATTTTCCAACCCTTTATGTGAATTTAAATCGGGTATTACTCGAATATATAATGATACTCCTTTTTCGGGATATTATAATAACCCCCAATACAAATTTGATGCTGGAGATTGGAATTGGAACCCTTTTACTAAACTTTCTACATTGGAAGAATGGCATGATTTTGAATCAATCACCCCCGAACAAGTTATTAATGAAATAAAACAAATATTATGAAAATAGAAATATCAACTGGAGAATTAATAGATAAATTATCAATCCTGGAAATTAAATTAACCAATATTAAAGACTCTAAAAAGTCTACTAATGTGTATAAAGAATTAGAAACTTTAAACCCCTATTTTCAAGACCTATTAGACGAATATGGGGAAGATATAAAAACTTTTTATCTTAAAATATCCCAAATTAATAAAATGTTATGGGATATTGAAGATGCCCTCCGAGAAAAAGAAGCATCCGAAGAGTTTGACGAAGAATTTGTAGAATTAGCAAGAAGTGTGTATATTACGAATGACCAAAGGGCTGCTGTAAAAAAAGAAATTAACTTATTTACAAATTCCGAATTAGTAGAAGAAAAATCATATAAAGATTATTAAGTGTTTTGGCTTATAGAAAATAATAAACAACTACAAGAGTTTAGGGAAAAGAAGTTCAAGAAAGTATTCATTGAACCTCTTTTTTCTAACGATAACCAACACCCTTTTTTAAGGGGTATAGTAGGATTCTATATTAGAGAAATCAACCATAGAAAAGGATTTATTATTAATATAGATCATAGTGAAGCAACTCAATGCGATTTAAGGGAAGTATATGAATTGATAGGAGAATTTGAGGAAATATTTGTAATAGATAAGAAGGAATTCCTACATATAGTACCTTTAAAACAGCTTAGCGACATTCACTTCATTTCTCCTACGGATATACCAGATTCGTTTGCATGTCATGATTTTTTCTATCGCAAATACCCCCACATAGCCAATATAGGTAGCATCATACCCATAGTAAAGCATTATGAACGTTGTGAAACGATATACAACGCGGTTAAACACGTGTTTGCTATGGAGAAACCACAACACTTTGAGTTTTATAATAACAAGGCTACGAATGTGTTTTATTGGATTGAAGCTAATGGATTAAAAGTAGATCCTAAATTATTTGGGGAGCATTTTGGTGTAGAACGTGATTGGACTTATTCACAGTTTAACCTAAAAACGACAACCACAAGACCTTCGAATTCATTTGGAGGAATCAATTATGCTGCTTTAGATAAAAAATCGGGTTGCAGAGAAGCATTCATCCCCGATAATGATTTTTTACTAGAGATTGATATTAGCGCTTACCACCCCACATTGGCGGCACAACTAGTAGATTATGAATTTGAACATGAAGATATACACCAAGCATTTGCTGACATGTATGGAGTGGATTATAAGAAAGCTAAAGAACTGACGTTTAAACAGCTATACGGAGGAGTATTTGATGATTATAAAGAGCTGGAATTTTTTAAACGTGTTGAAAGATATATAGAGGATATAAGTAGTAAAGAGGAGGCAGTTTGTAAGTCTGGATATGTCTTTAAAACAGATATGAAGAAACAGAAACTGTTTAATTACATACTTCAAAATACGGAAACGTATTATAATGTACTTATTTTAGAAAAAATAATTCATATTCTTAAACATAGTAAAACTAGAATTATACATTATACTTATGATTCGTTTTTGTTAGATGTAAGCAAGGATGAAAAAGATATAGTACAATCTATAATAGACGTGTTTAAGGAATATAGATTTGGTGTTAAAATGGAAGCTGGTACAAATTATGGTAATTTAGGGAGGGTGTAATATTTATATCCAAACCCTATTAAAATGAACAATAAGCTATTTTGTACCTTTACTTCTTTAGATGATTTGGAGAAGACGCTGGTAGAGGTTAAATCTAGCTACGATATACTTTATAGAAAAATTTTTGTTTTATATATAAAGAGCAATGACGAATACGTTTGTACCTACAACGTAGAGCCAAGTAGCGTAGAGGCGATATTACCTAATACTATACTAGTCCATAGAAAAAAAGAATCAAATACATTATACACAATAAATGCCCTTAATGAGTTAATAAAACTATTAAATGGTGGAGTTGTTGATGTACGCTATAGAGTAAACTGGCAACATTATCGTAACACGATATTACTAACCCAGCATAACGAGTTAAAACAATTAAAAACCAAGATTCATCAGATTCTTGAACTTTAATTTGGTATCCTGAATCAGGATTCGTATATTTATCAAAAGTTACATTTTTAAAAAACAGTTATATTATGGATTTAAATGCAATTCGCAGCAAGCTGAATTCCCTACAGCAACAAAACAAGGGAAATGGAGGCTCCAATCAGAGCCTATTTTGGAAACCAAGTGTTGGTAAACAAGTAGTACGTATTGTACCTAACAAGTTTAACAAAGCCAATCCTTTTACGGAAGTATACTTTCACTATGGGATTGGAGAACGGGTTATGATTTCACCTATTAATTATGGTGAAAAAGACCCAATTGTTGAATTCGCTAAACAACTTCGTACAACCAGCGACAAAGAGAACTGGAGGTTGGCTAAAAAGCTTGACCCAAAAATGCGTGTCTTTGTTCCCGTAGTTGTACGTGGTGAAGAAGAACAGGGCGTGAAGCTTTGGCAGTTTGGTAAGAATACTTACCTTGAATTCCTTTCACTTGCAGACGATGATGATATTGGAGATTTTACCGACATCCATCAGGGACGAGACATTACAGTAGATACTGTAGGTCCCGATGTAACAGGAACTGCCTACAATAAGTCTTCGGTTCGTGTTAAGACAAAGCAAACACCACTTGGTGAAGCTGATCAAATTCAAAAGTGGTTGGATGACCAATCTAACCCAACTGATGTATTCAAGCGTTACTCGTTTGAAGAGATGAAGAGTAATCTCCAATCATTCCTTGCCCCCGAAGATCAGGCGCAAGAAGGAGATATTATTGACGAAGGGAAATCTGACGATCTCCCTTTTGATAAAGGGGGGTCTCAAAACAATTATGCAGTGAAGGCTCCCCAAAAAGTGCAAAAGCAAAATAAAGTAGATCAATTTGACCAATTATTTAGCTAATGCCCAGAGGAAAAAAAGCGTCACTATCGGCGGCTGTATCTAACGAGCTAAAAGCAAATTTTGACCTTGGTAAATTCAAGGAAAAGAAAATGCTTAATGCTAACGCTAAATTTAAGCCCCAACAATGGATCCCACTTTCCCAAGCATTCCAAGATGTAACTTCAATCCCAGGCATACCTGCAGGACATATTGTTTTGCTAAGAGGCCATTCTGATACCGGTAAGACAACCGCCTTGATTGAGGCGGCTGTCTCCGGACAGAAGAGAGGAGTCCTCCCTGTGTTTATTATCACAGAGATGAAATGGAGTTGGGAACATGCTAAAATGATGGGTCTTGAAATCAACGAAGTAGTTGATGAAGAGACTGGTGAGATTGTAGACTATAATGGTAACTTTATCTATGTAGATAGAGAAGCTATTAATTCAATTGAAGATGTAGCCGCATTTATTTTGGACTTGATTGATGAACAGAAAAAAGGTAATTTACCTTATGATCTATTATTCCTATGGGATTCAATTGGATCAGTACCCTGTGAAATGTCTATTAAATCTAATAAAAACAACAATGAGTGGAATGCGGGTGCTATGTCAACTCAATTTGGTAATAATGTAAACCAACGTATAACGCTTTCACGTAAGGAAAGTAGCCCATTTACTAATACGCTGGTTTGTATTAATAAGGTTTGGACTGCAAAAGCAGAAACACCTATGAGTAAACCTAAACTTATGAATAAGGGAGGATATGCTATGTGGTTTGATGCAACATTTGTAGTGACATTTGGTAATATCATGAATGCTGGTACCTCTAAAATTAAAGCAATTAAAGATGGTAAACAGGTAGAATTTGCTAAACGTACTAATCTACAAATTGATAAAAACCACATTAATGGGGTTACTACAAGGGGTAAAATTGTTATGACACCCCATGGCTTTATTAACGACGATGATAAAGAAATCAAAGCTTATAAAAACTCACATGCGGAAGCTTGGAGAGAAATTTTAGGAGGTGTAGATTTTGATATTATTGATGAGGAACAAGAAGTACAAGATATTTCCCATTTCTCAAAAGAACCTGACTAATGATAAAAAAAGATTACTTGAAGATGCTCAATAATATTGAGCAAGGGGAAGAGTCTGTGAAACCCGGACAACATGATAGAGTTATTTTTATAGATGGGCTTAACTTATTTTTAAGAAACTTTGCCGTCTTAAACTTTATAAATGGGAGTGGTACACACGTAGGGGGATTATCGGGATTTCTTAGATCTTTAGGTGCTCTTATAAACCAAATTCAACCCACCTCAGTATACTTAGTATTCGATGGAGTAGGTGCCTCTACCAACAGGAGGTACCTGCTCCCCGAATATAAAACAGGTAGAAATCTGAGTAGGATTACTAATTGGGATGCTTTTGATAATATTGATGAAGAAAATGACTCAAAAGTAAACCAAATAGTCAGATTAATCCAATACTTAAAATGTTTACCAGTTAAAGTAGTTTCAATTGATAAGGTAGAAGCAGATGATATAATTGCTTATATGTCTAAGGATATGGCTAAACGTTTTAATACTAAGTCATATATTGTTTCTAGTGACCGAGATTTCCTTCAATTAGTAGATGATAACGTAACAGTTTATCGTCCTATAGAACGAGAATTTTATGATGTTGCTACTGTAAAACAAAAATTTGGGATTACTCCCGAAAATTTCATCCATTATAAGGTATTACTAGGAGATGCTTCAGATAAAGTACCAGGTATTAAAGGATTAGGTAAAAAAGGAGTACTTAAAAGGTTCCCTGAATTAGCAGAAGGTCCTATGCCTTTTGATAGATTATTTGATTTAAGTGAAGAACGCCTTAAAGAAAGTGTAGTTTTTGCTAGGGTAATCCAAGATTGGGATAAATTACTTAATACTAAAAAAATCATGGACCTTGAAATCCCAATGGTATCAGATGAAGAGAAAGAATATCTTTCCCAATTACCGTTGGAACCCCTTAATGATCTACGTATCTTAGAGTTTATGAGTTTATACAGTGAGGATGGACTCAATCATATTATAAAAAACACTGAGTTTTGGTTAAAGGACACATTTACAAGATTAACTTATGACACTGAATAGTTTATCCACTTATGGTACAGCCTTTCAGGTAAAGGTTCTATCTTCCCTTCTTACACATAAAAAATTCCTACAGGGAATTCATGATGTTCTTAGTGAGGAATATTTTGATAATGCCGCCCATAAGTGGATTATTAAAAATATATTAGATTATTATGAAAAATACCATACAACACCAACAATGGAGGTGTTGAAGGTAGAAATGCGAAAAGTTGAAAATGAAGTACTTCAACTTTCAATTAAAGAACAACTTCGTGAAGCTTACCAATCGTCCCAATCAGACTTAGAATATGTTGAAGAAGAATTTTCATCTTTTTGTAAAAACCAACAACTCAAAAAAGCCCTTCTTAATTCAGTTGACCTACTTAATTCTGGTGATTTTGAGTCTATTAGGGGCCTCATTGACAATGCGTTAAAAGCAGGAAATGATAAAAATATAGGACATGAATATATTAAAGACACTGAAGCTCGCTATAGAGAAGATTCAAGAAAAGTTGTTCCTACTCCCTGGGGTAAATTTAATGAAT